GACTTTGGGGAACTTGACAGTGGAGCCTTCGACACCACGACGCTGACGCACAGCACCCACCAGCATTGCTTTGCCCTGGTAAGCCTGTTTGACCTCAGCATCGAACAGCGTCACAAAGGCGTTGGATAGAGAAACGCTCATTTGATTACCTCATTCGGTTGATTGATCAGGGTTGTCGCGTCGGTGAGCCGGTAATCCGGGCCTGTGCTTGCTGCTTACGGCAGCCGCTCGTCAGCATCCGCTGCGGTTGGGGGTCGGTTTCCCGGTGGGCCTTGGCCAGATTGTATGGTTTTTTTGCAACAGTGCAATAGGGGGGCTTGACTGTTGTACAAAAAAGACCCAGCCGAAGCTGGGTCAAATGGCAACTGCTGCAAGCAGTTTGGAGAAAACTCTGGATTATTTGGCAAACTGGTGGAACATCCGCTCCACTTTTTGGCGGTATGCGGGATCCTTCTGGTACTTCGGGTCGCCCACCATGGCGTACAACTCTTCCTTGCTTGGCGTGCCCTCAAGCTGGACAGACTCGATGGGCACCCGTCCCTCGTAGGATTCTCGCACCTTCATCAGCGCAGTGATGCCGCGAGCGGTGCCGCCCATGATCTTGAACTCCTCAAAGTCGTCTTTGGACCAAACGCCCTTGTTGACCAAGCCGCGAGCCCAGTCAACCATGCCGTTGACAATTGCGCCGCCGTTGGGGCCGAGCTGCTTCATCTCGACAGCCGGATCAACCATGTCGCCCTGCATCACTTCCTTGGCCTGGGTCTGCAGGTTGGTGACTAGGTCGTCAAAGGCAGCCTGGGACAGACCGTTGTTCTTTGCCCAGCCCGTCAGGGTGGTGGCAATGGGGTTGGTTTCGGCCTCCTCGCCAAAGGCTTTGAGGTCGTACTTGCCATCGGCTGGGGCTTTGTGCTTGCCCTGGCTGATCTGCTTGCGCAGGTCTGACCAGCTCTTGGCAATGCCCTCCAGGTCGGGCTCGTTGGAGTCCTTCTTCCAGAAGTTCTCGGGCCAGAAGTCTGGCCGCTCCAGGGGGTCATCCGGTTCCGGTGCGCTTGGGTCTGCAGCCCTGTGGCTGATCTCTGCCGCTTGTGTGTTTTCTGGTTTGGTGTCGTCAGTCACTTGCACGTTGTCAAGTAGGCCGGTTCCACCGGGCTCGACGGTTGCTGTGTCGGTCATAGTTTCCTTGCTGAGTTGATCCGTACCTCGATGTCCCTCACCACCGTCCTCTGCCCTTCGGCAAAGAAGGCATATGAGGGGTCAGTGCCCGGCACGGCGATGGGCACATTCACATACATGTCGCGCAGCCACTGCAGCAGCTTCTGGCCGTCTTCAGAGCCAAACACCCGCAGGGTCAGCTTGGCCAAATCCTCGCGCTTTTGGTCAACCTCACGGATGTCGGAGGTGTCGCCAATGGCGTTGATCTCGTCCCAGCTCATGCTGGCATCCCTTGCGGCGCTGGCAGCGCCTGCATACCAGCGCCAGCCTGGGCCTGCATGGCCATGGCCTGGGCGATGGCTTGCTGCTGCTGCTGGTTCTTCATCTCTTCCATGAGCACGGCACGCTCGGCGGCGGTGTTGCGCACGGCTGCTGGCACGCCCAGCTTGTCGGCCAAGTAATCCACTAGCACATCGGTCTTGATGGCGAGCTGGCCATCGGTGCCCAGGCTCTGGCTGATCTGCATGTACTGCATGATCGCGTTGACCTCTTCCATGTTCTGGGCCATGGCCAGCGGTGCCACCGGGGTGACCTTGACCTCCAGCCCATTGACCCGCAGCGGCATGTCGATCAAGCCGCGCTCGTCCATGACCTCCAGGATCTTGGCGGTGACCGGGATCATGGTTTCGTTGATCAGTCGGCCAAAGGCAGAGCCCAGGTTCTGGGCCAGCTCCTTCATGCGCTCGACGATCTCGGTGGCCGACCGGGCGCTCATGTTGTCGGGCGGCAGCGACTCGTCCAGCAGGATCCGCTTGACGTTGGAGCGCAGGTCGTTGATCACCAACTGGCTGACGTTGAAGTCGCCAGACCGTGGCAGGGGCAGCAGTGCTGGGCCTTGTGAGCCGCCATTGCGTGCCACGGGGATGATGGCACCCGGCACGATCTTGACCGTGTTGGGATTGAGCACCCCGTCATCGGCTGCGGTGTAGACACCCGCCACGGCCAGCGATGCGTTCTTGAGCAGCAGCTCGATGGTCTTGTTCAGCGTCTTGATGTCTGGCAGGGCGGTCATCAGGGGGCCACGGCCATAGATCTCGCCTGCCACTTTCATGTAGCGCGAGATCACCCAGGGACTCATCTTGCGGCGGCGGTAGACCAGCTCGTCCTTGGAAGTCTTGTCAATAACGTGGTAGCAGTAGTCGCCACGCTTGTGGTCGTAGATGGTGGCCTCCAGCAGCTCGATGTCATCGGTCGGCTTTTGCTCAATGCGCCGAGCCATGTCGTCGGGGATCTTGGCATCGGGCCACTGGCGCTGAATGCTCTCGCCCTTCATCCTCATGCGCCGGTAGACGTTGTCCACCTGACCGTTGGCTCCCTCCTCGTAACTCACCAGGAACAGCGGCACGGGGATGAAGTTGAGCGGGGAAACATCGTCGCCGGGTTGCACCATCATGCAAGCGGTGCCGACCGCCAGATCCAGCAAGAACTCGCCCATGGCGATGTCGAAGTTGGACTGGTTGAGCATGGTGAACATCTTGTCCTGGTAGACCTCCAGGATGGCTTGCGCCTGTTGCTTGCGATCTGCCGGGATGTCCGAGCCAGCCTCCAGCTTGGCCCATTTACGCTGTGGCGGGAAAACAACAGACTGCAAACGATTGGCAAAACGCTGGGTGGAGTTGATGGCGGTCGAGTCAAAGACCCGCATCATCTTCTTGGAGCCGGTGGCGCCACCTTCCCACACGCCGTAGAGCTGGCGTTGGGGCAGGGCGAACTCGTAGGCGTCCTGGTAGAGCTGCTGGAACTCGTCCTTCTTGGCTTGCGCTGACGCCTGCCGCTTTAGGATTTGGTCAGGTGTCAGGCGCAAACCGCCCGGCGTGGTCTTGTCGTATTCCATCATTTGCCTTTCTTGAGCCTATCGGCTTCGCTCATGGCGATGGCCACAGCCTGCTGACGATTGGCCACCTTGTCGCCGCTGGAGCTCTTGAGCTTGCCAGCCTTGTACTCGCGCATGACCTTGGCGACCTTGTCTTGCATTTTTGTCTTCATGTCTTTCATGGCTCAGTCCTCGTCTTTGTCCATCTTGTACTTGTCCAACAGGTTGCGGCCCTTGGCTGCCAGCCGGGCTGCAGCGCCAGCAGTGCGCGGCACCGGCTCGCCCCAGGCGTTAGCGGCCAGCGCCAGCCGGGTAGGCTTACCGTTGTCTCCCACCAGAGGCCCACTTGGGTTGGTGTAGAAACGGGTCAGGAATGATCCCTTGCGGCGTAGCGCCTGCCCGGTAGGGTTCTTTTCTTTGACACCGGGTTGCAGGTTCTTGCTTTCACCGGAGGACTCAAACTTGCGTCTGCCCTCCTCGGTCAAGCCGCCCTTTGGGTTTTTGTACTTGCTCAATTCTTGTCTTTCGACGCCGCCATGTTGTCCACCAAGTTGGGATAAGGCCGACCTGACTTGGCAGCTCGCCTCATGGCGTTGCGCTTTTGCGCAGGCGACATCTCCTTGGGCTTGCCCAGATCCTTGGGCCTTGGTTTGTCCCAGACTGCTTTCATTACGGGGCTCCTGCTAGTAATGGCCTTGTGGATTTGCGAGACACGGCACCGATCTTGGCGGCGCGGCGCTCGCCGACTTTGCGCTTCAACACACTCTCGGCCTCAGCCTTCTTGACACCAAACTGCGAGGAATCAAACGCTTCAACGGTCGGAGCGGTTGGGGCTTCTGGCAGGGTAGGGGCGGTCTCTGTGAACTTGGGGATCGCCTTGGGCACGTAGTAGGTGAACGCTTCCTGCTCGGTGTCGTAACCAAACAAACCAAACAAGCCGAACCTTGGCTTTTTGACTTCTTTGTACCCGGTCATCGGCACCACGGGGTTCTTCTCGATGTCGGCCAAAAGCGTGTTGTAGTCGTCCAGCTTTTTCTGATAGGCGGTTTTTTGGGCCTCGTAGGTCGGCAGCAGCGACTCCTTGTAGGTTGCCATCTGCGCCTCGAACGGCTTCATCTTCTCGGTCACCCCGGCTTGGTATCCGGTGAAGGCGGTCTGATACTCGCCGGTCAGCGCATCGATGTTGGATTTGTACTGCTTGGACAGTCGCTCAATGTCGGATGTGCTGCGCCGGGCGATCTGGCGCTGCTTGAATTGGGGCAGTGTAGCCATTACTGCAACCTCATCCCGCCGCTGTTCAAGTTGGCTGGGATGCCCAGCTCTGCATCCATGCGCTCACTAGACAGCAGCGACCTGCGGCCACCACGGGTGCGAGCCTTGAGTGCGGATGCCTCGGACGCTGCGGCCTTGCGGCGCTCTTCGTCAACTGCGGCCTGCACTTCCTTAGACTTGCGCTCCATATCCAGCTTGTTGGTCTGGTAGTTGAGCTGGGATGCCTCAAACTGCTGCCGAGCGGTGGTGGCTTGCTGCTCTAAGGCTGCACCCTGCTTACCGTACTCGGCAGTCTGCTTGGCCAGTTCGGCACGCATGGCAGCTTGGTCGGTTTGCTGCTGCGCCAGCAGGGTGCGCTGGCTTGACTCGGCTGATTCCCGAGATAGGCGTGCTTGGTTGGCGTTGTAGGCGGTGCTCAAAATGATGGCACCAGAGATGAAATAGGTCATGTGATTACCTCCTTGTGTTCGTAAACGTCCATGCCCAGCTCGGCGTATTCCAGAGCGGTGAACATGCTTTCCAATGTTGCGATGTTGGTCTCATCGGTCGGGTTGGGGTGAATGGTCGTCCAGATCGCATCCTCATGGGTATGCACCACCCGCTTGGTGCCCGGCTCGGAGATGAATGACGCTGGCGCTGTGTGGGTCTCCAGCCCGAACTCGGTGTAGCAGGTGATGCTGCCCTGGCTGATGATGTTGAAGTGTCGGTGCCGGTGGATCTTGCCCACCACCACGGTGCCAGCAGGCAGGTGGATCTCACGGGCGTAGATGCCGGGGGCTAGCCAGTGCTTGAGCGGCGGCGACTCGTCCATACGCTGGCCGTCAGGCAGCGCTTGGCAGGCCCGTTGGATGGCCATGATCTTCTGCCGCGCTATCGGCGCAGGCAAATTTGCTGGCGGCAATTCAATGACGGCTGTGCTCATATCAACCGATTCTATTGGTGTTTGTACGATAGGCAAGAGCTGTATATCAGCGCGATATGCTCATGCAAACACATCGAAGTCGGTGCTGGCGCTGGATTGGCCCATGGGTCGGCCACCGAGCTGATGGGTGCGGGTCATCCGGTTGTACTCACCGCCGCCCAGCATCAGGTATCCGAAGCTGTCGCCAATGTGTGAGTGCTCGTTCTTGTTGGGCGCGTCCCGGAAGCGCTCCTGGCCAGCCCCGATGGCGATGCGCTTGAAGTGGTAGCCACCGGCCAGGGACTTTCGTAGCAGCTTGCACTCGCGGTTGACGATGAGCCCCGGCTTGCCTGCGATCAGGCGCTGCATGGGCGCTGCAGAAGCCTCGCGGCGCACCTTGAAGTCGTTGCTGGCCGTGGGCTGGGCACGCAGGCCCAGGGTTTTCAGGTGATCAAAGGCGGTGACCTCGTAGATCGCGTCCCTGGCCATGCCTGCCGGGTCGCCCCAGACCAGCACTTGGTGGTTGGGGTAGCGCTGGTTGAGCTCACCCAGCAGCTGGTGGCCAAAGCGCTCCAGGCCCATGTCAAAGGTGACGATTTCCTGGTGAATCAGCCACCGACCGTTGGGCAGCCGCTGGCCAATGGTGGCTGCAGGGGTCAAACCGAAGTCCAGCCCCACCTGGATGGGCACCGTGGGGTCGATCTCGGTGTCGCCAGACATGGTCGAGTCCTCATACTCGGGCCAGACCGGCCTGCCCTCCTGCACATAGGTGTACTCGCCCCCTGCGTAGCAGCGGATCCAGTCCAGATTCTTGCCGAGCAGCATCTGCTGGTAGTAGCCTGGGGGCAAGTTGTGGACATTCTCGGCCTTGGGGTTGACCTTCCACCACTTCCCGCTGGCAAAGATGTGGTCGTTGGCCTCGGGCATATCAGGCAGGTCTTCAACGGCCACCGGCACCACGCCGCCGGGCTGCTTCCAGAACTTCCAAGCGTACTGGCCGCTCATCTTCTCCTTCTCGGCCATCTTGTGCCACCAGTGGTCGTCATCCATGGGGTTGGTGTCCATCCAGATCCCATGCCAAGTGGCCCCGCCATCGCGCTTGGTGGGGTATCGGCCCACCCGGTGGGTCAACCCGTCGATCACCGCCTTGGGCAGCTCACGGGCCTCGTTCACCCAGGCACCTGTGAGCTCCAGAGACAGCAGCTTCCTGACATCCTTGGGCTGATCAAGGGCCAGAAAGATGACCTCGCAGTCGATCCCGGCGGCATCCCCACGGGCTGGCAGCCGAATGTGGTGGGTGATGGGCGGTGTCCACAGCATCGGGCCAAAGGTAGCCTCTGGGAACAGGTCGAGCCATGTCTTGATCGTGGTCGTCTTCAGCATGGGGTAGCTGTTCCTGACCACCGCCCAGCGTGTATACCGGATGTTGTCAATGGCCGAGGGCTTTTGCTGCACCGCCTTGATGAAGATCTTGCTCGCGCAGCCGTAGCTCTTGCCGGAACCTACCGGGCCCATGATGCCTTGGACGAAGTTCTTGGACTGGATGAAGTCGTATATCACCGGCGACTCGCTGAAGTCCAGGTTCAGCCCGGCCACCGGCACAGCTTTGTCCGAGGTCTCTTTGGTTCTAGCCATCATTGCCCCTTGGTGCCACCACGTTGATGTCAATCACGCTGGGCTTGCTATCGTCGTCAGGGCTGTCCAACAAGCCACTGGCCTTGGCCAGCAGTCGGAGCACCCCCACCTTGTCGTAGAGCTCGATCTCCAAGGTGCTGACCCCGTCCTTGTCAGTCCTCACCTTGATGTTCTTGATCGCGTGCAGTGCGTGCTCAGGTATATCGCTAGACCTCTTCACCGTCACATTGCCGTGCTCATCCCAAGACATGATGTCAGTCAGCTTGGTGTTGGCCATACTCAACAGCGCATAGGCCACGGCCTCCTTGTTGGCCACAATGGTCGAGCTGCGCTCCAGTCGGCGCTGCACAGACCTGACCCCACCCCAGTTGGTCAAGGGCGGGATCACAGTGGACTGCTTGGGCCTTGTCATCAGAACGGTATATCGTCGTCAGACTCAACCACCGCGGCCTTGAGCTGAGGTTGGGGCTGGCCACCGCCTTGCACCAGCTCGCCGACAGACAGCGAGATCCACTTCTCGCCAGCACTGGTCGTCTTCGTCCAGCCGCTCACCCACCTCACTTCGCCGCCGGGCAGCATGATCTTGCCCTTCAGGTTTGGGTGGCTCTCTGTCGTCCTCTTGTCATTGCGGAACAGGCTGCCCTGCCCAGGTCTCATTTCGTATGCCATCAAAAGCTCCTTTGGGTTGATTGTCGTCTACAGTGAAAAAGTGGGGAAAATTTCAGACGGACCCCCGGTCGCTACCGTGAGGGGTGGGGGGGGAAGGGGTCGCGATCCGTGCGCGCTGTCGGGAGCGGGTCGCCTGCGCACGCCCTGGCGCATATAGGTCGAGACCCCTGGCCGCTGGGCTGGAGACACCCCTTTGCCCCAGGTGTACAAAACCCATACGTTCATCTGGTGGTTGGACAGACCGATTTAAACGGCCTACAAGGCTCTGGAAGGTTTGGGCGCTACCCATGTGCCAACCAGCACCTGATCGTTGCGTGTAGGTGCCATTGCGTGGCTTGGCGGGGCATCGGCTCATCGTGCATCTGCCTGCAGTTGTCGGATGCCGGTGGCCAGGACTGCGCTGGTGGGCTCGATGCCCTCGGCTTGGTACAGCGGCAGCAGGGTGTCGAGGCTGTCGGTGATCTGCTCGACGGTCAATCCGTCTGCAATCAATTCATCAATTTCAAAGTTTCCTATAACTGTATTAAACCTCTTTAAAGACTCTTT